GTTGACCGTGGTCTTCTCTGTGTCGCTGTTGAACCATCTCTTCGCCTTGGCGACGGTGGTCACGTTGGCGGCAGGAACGTCAGCCTCGAACACGAGACCCTTGATGCCCCTTGGATTGTTGGCGGCGTCGAGGGACAGCTTCCTGTTGGAGACCATCTGGTCGCGCTGGTAAGTCATTGAAAGCTCGTGCGCGCTCTGGATGTCCTTCATTCCGTTGAAGAGAAGGTCAAGAGCGTACTGCTTCGCCGTCTTGTCCTGGAAGTCAAGGTCCTGAAGGGCGGCGAGGTACTTGCGGTAGTCGTCAGCATCCCAGAGGAAGCGTGCCTTCATCGTAGGCACAACGCCGCTTGTCTCCTCGAATCCCTCCGTGCCGAAAGGGATCGCCTCGGAGTCCTTGTCGGTGTAGGTGGCCATCACCTTCACGCGGTTGGACATCACAAGGTTCTTGAAGTCGAAAGTAAGGGATGAATATTCGTCCCAGTTGAAGCCGTCAAGGTTGAGTCCCTGAATGTTGTTGAACCCAACCACGTCGTTGATGTAGAGACCAAAGCTCTTGGAGGACAGGATACCCGCCTCGCTCATCAAGGTGTAGAAACCTTTTGCGTACTTGTTTGCCATATTCTATTCCTCCTTTTTTAAGCGGTCTCGTTCTCGAATGTGATTCCAGGCATCGCCGCCTTGTAGAAGTCAGGCACAGCAGCGATTCTGTCGCCAAGAATCTGGCCCTTGGTAACAACCGCCACAGTACCCTTGCCGCCCTCGGCGTCAACGTAAATCTGTCTCCAAGACAGTCCGTCCGGAAGCACGGCGGCCTTGTTCTCGCCAGCCTCGGACACGATGTAGAGCTTATCGCCCTTGGCTAATGTGCCGAGTGCATTGGCGGTGATAGTGAAAGTGTAAACGCCATCCGCAACGGACGGTGTTCCTGAAAGAGCCGCTGCAAGGGCAGCCTTCCCGGTAGAGTCGCACTTGCCGAGGATAAGGCCAGCCTTAGGCACAACAGCACCGTTGAGTGGCTTTATCTTCAATGTAGTGGCGGAAGCGGACACGGCGGCCTCGACCTCAAAAGTCTCAAGGAACTTCGCCTCGCCGCCCATGGTCTTGAGCGACACAGGAATGCCGAGAGGTATCAATGTACCCTTCGCCACGCCCGTAAGGTCAACGGTTCCACCCGCGACCTTGCGCTCCTTCACCTCAAGCCACACCGGCATCGTAGCCGCGTCGTACTGCTTTGAGTCGGAGCCGTAGAAATTTCCAAAATTGCTCATTTGTTAAACATTTAATGGGTTGATGTCACTTTGTGTCGGGAAGCAGACCCTGCGCCTTCTTCCGGGCAATCTCTGCGCTCCAGTCAACCGTGCCGTCCTCCTCGTTCTTAGGAGGGTCAGCCTTGAACGGCTGCGACGTGTCCACGCCGAGACGGGACACCGCCTTGTTGAAGTAGCCGGACGCCTTCGCCGAAAGCTCCTCAGCGGTCATCTTGCTTCCCGTCGCCTCGTTCAGCTCCACGGCGCGCTCCCATGCCTCGTCCGCCTGGTCCTTGTACTTCTTGGCGTAGTCGCCGTTGAAGAAGGACTCGTGCGCCGCGCTGAGGGCAGCCTTCGCTGTGTTCGAGGTCTCCAGAGCCGTAATCTTCTCGTTGAGCGGGGCGACTGCCTCGGCTATGGCCGCCTTGACTATCGATGCGATGTCTGGCGAGCCTTCACCCTCTTTGCCTTCATTACCCTCGCCCCCCTTGTCCTTGTCTGGCTCCGGGTGCGCCGCCTTGTAAGCCTCAAAAGCACGCTGAGACTCGCTGTTCCTCTGAATAGCCTGGTCACGCTGCCTCTGAATCTCCTTGGCAATCAAGTCCAACGTGGTCGCGTCAGCAACCGCTCCCTCGATGTCCTCCTCCTTCTCGACAGTCTTTTCACGAAGCGACGCAATCCTGTCAAGAGCGTCGTTGCTCAATCCGTATGCCTTGTACTTCGTCTTGAGCGCCTCTAAAATCTGTTCTTTCAACATATTTCCAACTTTTTATGCAAAGTTATAAGGATTTTTCTAAAGTTTGGCATAATTTGTGTAACTTTGTTCCGTGTCGAGGTCCAGACGACAAAAGAAGAAAGTTATACGTCCCCCGTGCGAGTACGTCTGTGCTGGACCCACCGACCGAAAACACGAGGGACTTTTTGTGTTATCATGGGTATACGAAAAACTCAAGAGCAATTCATCAAGGAAGCCTATGCACTCCACGGAGACCATTATGACTTCTCAAAAGCCGTCTATACGAACAGCAAAGACAAAATGTCAGTCTACTGCAACATTCACCACAAATTCTTCTCGACGACGCCAAATCAGATATTGCGTGGTTCGGGTTGCCCGGAGTGCGGACTTGCGTCGAGAATAGCAAAAAGAACCGACACGACAGAATCTTTCATTGCGAAAGCAAGAAAGGTTCACGGTGACAAATATGATTACTCTAAAGTTGTCTATGAAAAATCAGACATACCGGTGACAATCACATGCAAAAAGTGCGGAAAAGACTTCAAGCAGTCACCTAACACTCATCTGATGGGCCACGGATGCGAGGCTTGTTCTTACAAGGAAAGGGGAATCCGAAGAGCAAAGGGGATTGATATTTTTACGGCCGAGGCAAGAGCTGTATGGGGCGAGGCTTATGACTATTCATCGGTTGTTTACAAAAACAGCAAAACCAGAGTAGATATAATATGTCCAAAACACGGCGTTTTCTCTACTACACCATATCAACATTTGAAAGAAGGCGTGGGGTGTCCGCAGTGCAAAAGAGAATCCCGGTTGCTATATGGTATCGCTGTGAACGATGTGCCAAACTGCAATCCTAAATGCTTACAAACCTGGGTTGGGATGTTGCATAGATGTTATTATGAAAAAGAACTGGAGCGCCATCCGACATACCGTGGATGCTCCGTGTGTGAAGAATGGCTTAGACTGTCTGGATTCGTGCCGTTCTGGGAGGCAAATTATCGCCCAAAATATGAGTTGGAGAAAGACATCCTTGTGAAAGGCAATAAAGTGTACAGTCCGGACACTTGTTGCTTTGTGCCACGACGGATTAATCTCCTACTTACAAACAGAAAGCGATTCCGTGGAAATTTGCCCATCGGGGTGTCACTCTCTGAAAGCGGACTTAGATACAAGGCTACCTATGACAGAGACGCGAAAGCAACACTTGTTGGGTATTTCGACACGGTAGAAGAAGCATTCCTCGCATACAAAAAAGCAAAAGAAGAATATATCAAGAAGGTGGCGCAAAAATACTACGATTCCGGTAAAATTGGCCAAAAGGTTCACGAAGCCCTTCTTCGTTATCAAATCGAAATCACCGACTAATTTATGAATACCGCAGAAATATTTGCTATTTTTGCGGTATGTTTAGACTTCTAAAAGAACATAAACCCTTTCCCACACAGTATGACCATATTGTGCGCAAAAATCCCACAAAAAACAGCAAGGGATATGACAAAATGGTCGGACCGGAAGGGGAGTTTTATCTTCGGGACAAAATAGACTTTGCCCCACAAAAAGGTCTTCAAGAAAACGCTTGCCGTGACGATTCTGATGTAATATTCCTTGCCGGTGCCATTCAGATGGGCAAAACATATTTGCAGATGCTCAAAGCGCTATACGGTATAGACAAACCGGGGTATTCCGGCAGGTTCATTTCAGTAAGACTGCAAGACTCGAAAAAAGGTAGCTCGCTTTATCGTGACGCCGTGGAGATATGGGGAAACTTTGCGGATTGTCAATACACATCAAGCGATTATCCGGCTTTCACTTGGCCGCAGACCAATTCAAGTATTCTGATGACGCACTCGAATTTTAATGTGGACAATCCATCGGAATACCTTGATTTTAAGGAGTTTGCCAAGAAGAATAGTGCCAGTTTTATCGCAGTGGACGAATTTTCAGACATGAGCTTCAAAATGTGGACATATTGGTTCGGGCGAAATCGCGATGCCTCTGGTATGAAACCTTGTATGATAGCGAGCTTCAATCCCGAATATCAACATTTCTCTACACAGATGCTGCTTGACGGCGGCTATATCGGGAGCGACTACTTCGTTATCCCCGAAATGGTCGGCAAGCAACGCTTCTTCTACATAGACGGTGACGAACCAGAAAACATCATCTGGGGCGACACAAGAGCGGAAGTGGCTTCAAGAGCCAATATCGTGATAACCGAAAAGGAAGCAGCGGCGGGTATCACACCGGAGGATGTGGTCAAATCATTCAATTTCTATACTGGTGAGGCCGCTGACAACTTGAAGCTGTTGAATGCCACAAGCGGAGGTGCAATCGCTAATATGCACGCTGTCGGTGGTACGCAAAGAAAAGTCCTTAAACAAGGCTATTTCGGACCTGTGGACAATCTGAATCTTACGGTGTCACGAGCGATGATAAGGGACTTGTTTACGAATCCGATATACGGTGAGGAAATGTATGCCACCTTGGATGTCAGCGGTGGCGACACAAATTCCGACAACTGCCCTATGATAATCTGGGAGGGTCTGCGCATAATAGCAATAGAAATGTTCAAGGGAACGGCAAAGGAGCTTGTTGACTGGATAGGCAGGATGCTGAAAAAATACAACGTTCCTATTTATAACTTTTGCTATGACAGTACAGGTATCGGAGGATTCTTGAAATCATATACGGCTGGCGTGCCTATTACAGCGAATAAGGCGGCTTTCCAAGAATATGATGAGAACGGCAATCCAGTCACAAGCGAATTGTTCTTCAATGTGAGGAGCCAACTTTTGGGGCGAATGAAGGTGCTAATAGAGACCGGGAAAATCAGCATAGGACTTGCGCCGGAATATCGTCTCTTATACGGCAAAAAAGGCGAGAAACAACGCCTTATAGACATTATCTATACAGAAATGGACTTGTTTGCGGTGACAACCAAGAACAAGAGAATTTACTACGAAAGCAAGGATATTTACAAATCTCGCCATCAGAAGAACTCGCCGGACCTTATGGACTCCATTTGCCTGCGTGCATACTGGGAGTTGGACGCCCGTCCGAAGAAGCAGCCGTCACCGGAGGTTGAGGACGACGCGTATTTCGGGCTGTACGAGCAGTGTAACGGAAGGGACGCAATTTGGATATAAGTTATTGATAATTATGAACGTATCAAGTTACATCAACCCTGCGAAGAAGAAGCAGTGGACAAGGCGTGTGGCGATGGACACCGCCGCCGGACAGAACATGAAGCCGGGGAGGGGCTGTGACCAGGTGGTCATGACCCAGGACGATTTCCTCAACGAGATTTCCCCGGCTGCTCACAACATCAACTCGCCGTATATGTCGAAGCGGCCAATCTACGGCCCGACTGACGAGAAGGACGCCAACGGCAAGACGAAGTGGAAGATAACCGGCTACGACGACGTGGAGACGGTTGCCCTCGGTTTGCAGGAGTGCATCATCGGGAAGAAGATTTCGCACTTCGCCTCGGACGGCTTCTGGCTCGCCAACGAGACGAAGGACAAGGAGCGCTTCGAGGTGCTGCGCTCGCAGATGGACATCACCGGTTTGAAGGAGGCGGCGTGGACGGCTCTTGTCAGAAGCGTATTCCGCACCGGGGACGGGGCGATATACCTGTACCAGACCGAGGACGGCATAGAGTACGAGGTGTACGGCTACGAGGAAGGCTCCACACTTTATCCGTTCCTTGACGCCGAGGGTCACGAGTGCGTGGCGAGGAAGTACAAGTACGAGAACCGGGAGGCCGTGGACATCTTCACCTGCGACTATGTGGAGACATGGATGCAGTACCCCGCCGAGGAGGTCATGGGCAGGGAGCAGAGCGAGGACGGCTACACCCTTGTAAGAAGGAAGAAGAACCAGGCGGGTGCGGGTCGATGCCAGTGCATCTATTTCCGTGTTGATGACATCCCGACAGGTCCGGCGCAGCTCAGCATAGAGTCGCTTGAGAACGCCTGCACATACCTCGGCGAGGAGTTGAAGAACAGCGCGTTCCCTATCCTCTTCTTGAAGTCCGAGAAGATAGTCAACCTGCCGCCGTCGAAGATGAACGGAAAGACCATAGGCGTCAAGGGAACGGCGGAGTCCATTCAGAACGCCGACGCCAAGTTCCTTGCTCCGCCGGACGCAAGCAACATCGCCGAGACACACCACGAGACGCTCTGGAACAACATCGTCCGCACAAGTATGTCGGCGTTCATAGAGCCGGACATCCTCAAGGCGGGTTCGGATTCAAGTACCACCATCAAGATTCTTTTCGCCCCGGAGATTCAGTGGTGCAAGAACACATGGCCGTACTTCTTCAAGGGTGTCAAGAAGATGGTCAACGTCTTCAAGGCGCTTGTCGGAAAGGTCGAGCAGGACATTGCGGGCTACGAGAGCCTCAAGGTGTCCGTGGGTCAGAACATCTGGCTTCCGCAGAACGTGTCCGAGCTTGTCAAGAACGAGTGCGACCAGGTTTACGCAAGGATAAAGTCAAGGGAGGCCGCCATGGAAGACCTCGGTTCGGCGCACATTGACGACTACGAGACTATTCAGAAGGAATGGGAATATGAATTAGAAATAAAAAGTTCAATCCCAGCTAAATACAGCACAACCGCCACGACAACGGTCACGGAAGAGACCAACCCCGAAAAGACACCGGTTGACAACAACGCTTCCGGAAAATCAATACAGAACTAAAAAAAAGAAGGGACGCCATCACGGCGGCCCTTCTTCGTAATATGTTCATACACACGTCTAACCCATCGGTTAAACATTAAAACGGCAGTCCGTCGCCTTTGTCCTGCGCTGCCGCTGTCGCAGGGGCGTTATTTACGTTAGCAAACGCGCCTTCAACCTCCCACTCGAAGCAGGTGACGTTGTGGTAGTACCTGCCGTTGTACTCACGGCTTGTGACATCATAGTGGCACGTCACGACCTGACCAAGACGTAGTTTGGCGAACTCGTCAGCCTTGAAGCTGTTATCCAGCGCCAGCTGGCTTGTGTAGCGTCCGTCTTGAAACTCGATGACCACCGTCTGCCTTTTCCAAGGGCCTCTCTGACCCTCGCCCGTCGCCATCGGTGGCACGGCAACGACTCTTCCTTTTACAATATTATCCATTAACTATTTGAATTAGAATGATTTCCCTCTGAACTTTTGAATAACAGCGAAAGTCGAAAGACAACCGACAAGAATCACAGTTATAGGCCAAAACAGAAAACATAGCAAGACAGAAAGCCAATTTATGTTCTCTACCCGAACATCAGGCACACACCACAACAGCAGGATTAATGTGAATATAAAGCCTATAAGTATATAGATTAAAACCAATAATAATGTATTCATTTTCTTTACTGCATCTTAAAAAACTTGATAAGCGCCTCGGCATCGAACCCCGGCACAGGCTTGAAGTTGGCTATCGCCTTGTGAACCCTCTGACGCTTGTCGTTGCCCTGCGGGTCTCCGTCAACACGGGAATAGTAGAGTATCAGCAGACGCACGATGTCGTCGGCATACGACTGCAACGCCTCCGTGCGCTCCAGAGTGCCTTCCGGAACACGGCACATCGCATAGTTGAACGTATCGTCAAATGCCACCTCCAAGCCTTTAAGAAAGGCGTTGATGTTCTTCTTAGCCTCGTTGAAGGCGTGCTTCTTGCGCTGCACAAGACAGTTCTGCGCGCCTATCTTGTCAAGGGCACGCGCCATGTG